CATAAGTAGTTGCAGATGTAGTGGATGGGCTGTCTAAATAACTAAATGCAACACTTCCAAAATTGTTTTTATCATTAACTGCTGTATGACCTATGTTATCACCAGCAAAACTAATTTCAGTTGCCCCTCTGAGTAATTTAACTTGTAAAGCAGTTGCAGCATTGCCAGAATTTTTAACTGCGCTGCTTAAATTTACCATGACTAAAACTTTTGAAGTTGCAGATGAAGGGGTAATAGATTGAGTTAATCCAGTTGTTGCATAACTTGTTGAACTAGTGTTTGCATAACCAGTTAATGTTCCTTGCACAACTTGCAACACTTTTCCACCGCCACCGGCAGATGGTGTGGCAAATTTTAATCCTGTTGCCTCTGAACTGTCAGCTGTCAAAACTTGCCCATTTGTGCCTACTGCAAGGCGTGCAAATGTATCTGCGCCAGTTCCAACAATTAAATCACCTTTGGCATCGATCGCAGTTGCCATTGAGTTAGTAATTGTGACTGAGCCAGATGTTCCACCACCAGTAATTCCAGTTCCAGCAGCAACTTCAGTTATATCACCAACATCATTTGCAACCCATGATGGCACTCCCGCAACAACGGATAAAATTTGACCGGTTGTTCCAATTGGTAATCTTGTGTTTGTGTTTGCTGTCGCTGATCGATATTCAATATCACCAAGCGTTGTAGATGGATTTAACGCTTTTGTTGTTGTATCAATAGATGAACCGAGCGTGCGAATAGCAGCTGCGCCATCCTTAACCAGATCGGTGTCATCCGGTGTTTCCCAATTATAATTTGTTGTGTTTGCCATATTAGGCTACTGCTCCAATCGCGTTTTCCCATGTTAGTGTACCACTTAGAGTGTTCCATGCCTCTGAGGCTGATACTTGTTCCCATTCAAGTGCTACTTGAGAGAACTCAATCGGACTTAGATTTATGGTCAAAAATAATTCGTTGAACCTAGTGCTCCAACGCCAACCTTCAACATAACCCTCAAATTGTTGAGTTGGGGCTATTTGAACAGGCAAGTCGGTTATTCGCATCGGCTGACCCACAAAAATGCCAAGCAAAGCATCTCGGTCTGCATCATCAATTGCTGAGTTAGTCAATGGAAATGTAATGCTGTCAAATAAGGCTCTTGGATAGGATCTAAGGGATATAAACCGATCAGCCACAGCTTGAGCATCATTACCATCATGCAAAACTGTATTTAATGATTCGCCTCTATAACCAAACAAAGCAATACTTGTGGAATCTATCGCAGTTCGCTCTGACCCAAAGCCTGAACCAAATCTGACCACAATATCATTGCGAACATCTGCACCTCTAGTCAAAACCTTTAATCCTGCTCCAAAGGCTGTGTTGGCTGAAATGTCTGTGTAACCATTATTTGCGAGATAATTCTGCCGGTGAATAGCATCCGCATAACCAATCCGTCCTTGATTGTCCTCATACAAAACTCCAAATGCACTTTGAGCAATAAGGCTTGCAATGTTATAGACCGTATCTGGCTCTGCTGATCTTGCCCTAATATCAAATTGCCCCGGACGATCAATTTCCCCAAGTCCTAAATTTTCAGCATTTGCCCAAGTAGTAGTTGGATCATAGCCTGACCATGTTTCAGCTGCTGGCACTTCATTCCAATTGTTTAAGAATAAATCTGAAAGCAATTCATAAATCTGATCGCCGTCATTATCTCGAGCCAATGTCCCTTCATAAATTACTTTAGGCAATTTAGCCAATGAACCTAATGCAAGGATTGTGTAAGTAAAGGTTTCAGCAATACTGCTTGCTGTTGCAACCTCGGTGGTGATGTCTGTAATGTTGCCACCAAATAAAGTCCTAAAAACATTTGTGCTATCTTTGACCTGTAATGCTATTCCGTCATTGACTTGGAAATTGTAGTTTTCATTATTCAAAGCCACTAATGCAATTTGAATATAAGATGGCGTTGGCTGTGCGTAAATATCCTCACGCCCTGCTTGATGGGCTATATCAGAAATGGCAACATCGGTGTATTCCACACCATTGATGCTTAACTTATATTCAGGCGTAAAGACTGACATTATCTCGCTCTAGTGATGCCGCTGTTATAGAGCTGTGGAACTGATCTTGATGAACTCTGATTAATGACCTTAGCAACGGCTCTAGCAGCACCCTCGGAATCTACGGCTTGAACTGTTATGTTGTTTACTGTTGTGCCAGCCCTTGCAGCACCTGATGCCAATTGAGCAGCTGTGGCAGTTTGAGCAGCAGCGGTTGCACCTGATGACGCAGCAGTTGATACTCCTGAACTTGCACCTACTTGGCTAATGTTTGGCAAAACAGGAATGGCATTGTAAGCACTAATCAATCTATTAATTCCTGAAATAGCGTTATCAACAGCTGTTTGAATTGCAGATATAACTTTACCAATAATATCAACGATTCCACCTGCAATAACTCCAATAGTCTTTAAGGCTGCCCCTAAGCCAGTAACTAAAACAGGAATGATGACATCAGTTATGAATCGACCAAATGCATCAAATGCTTCTTGGTTGTCTTTAATGGCTTGCTTAATTGGATCAAAGTATGCAGCAAACTCTTGCAATCTAGGGACTACCTGATTAACAATAAGATCAACAAATTTTTCAACAAATGGAAGTAATCGATAACCAATTTCCTCTTGCGCTTCGGCAAAGGCTTGTTTTAATCGATCAATTCTGCCTTGAAATGTTTCAGCGTTTGCAGCTGCTGCGCCACCATAAAGATTGGTTAATGCCTTTGTAGTTTCGGTAAAGTCCATTGCCTTCAAATCGGCTTGGCTCAAACCAATTCCTAATCTAGCAAGTCTTGTATCTTGTCCTTCATAAGCTTTTGATAATGCTTCAACAACTGTGCCAAGTTCTTTGCCAGTTCCTTTTGATACATCAATTGCAAGGGTAAGCAGTTTTTGAGATTGGGTTACGTCCTTAGTTGAAACAGACAATCTCTGGAATGATGCTCTCAATTCATTGTCGGTTATACCTGTGGCTAATTGTGTTTGTGTTATGTAATCCTCAGTTGCCTTTATTTGGGCATTTGTAGCCCCTGTGGCACTCTTTAGGGCAGCAGCCAACCTTAACTGTGCCTGTTCATCCTCGATGGCTGATTTGACCCCATCAACGGCTAATTTGACCCCATAGGCAGCAGCAGCTGCAGCAGCAACCGCAAAAGCAGCAGCAGCCTTTTTTCCAAACTCAGCAATCTTGCTGGCATTGGTTTCAACGGCTTTATCAGCTTCGCCTAATTTCTTTTTTAAGTCATCAACATCGGCAAGTATTGATAACTTTAAGGTGCGATTACCGGTTGCCATTAGACCCATTCCTTAATGATGCGATTAAAACTTGCTTCCCATTTGTTAATCAATTCAGGCTGAATTCTGCGAAGGGTTGGATAAATGAACCATCCTCGAGATCCACGACCTTGCCGTCCCGAATAACTAGGAAACTGTTTGAATTTATTTGAACCAAACTCAATGCCACCCCATAGGGTTTGCGTAGTAGCACCACCTGAAAACTTTTGTCTTGCGAATCCATAACGGAATTCACCAATTTTGCTTGACTTTGAGATGCTAACTCCGTCCGCAACTCTTTGCGCAACTTTGCCCGATTTTTCTCTGCCTCTAGCTGCTGACTTAATTTCCTCTGATGCAAAATACGCCAAAGCAGCAGATTGAGTTCTTGCTTCCTCTGTTGCTTGATCGTCCATAAGTTTGAAAGCCTTGTAAATATCACGCAGATCGGATTTGTTGTAGGCGATTGTTTCATTTGCCATTCCTTCGCTCCAATATCTCGATCGCTGTTAAAATGTCCTCTGCTTCAACCCATTCGCTCATTGGTATTTGAGTGCTTATCGCTAACTCAACCAATAATCGATTTAGGCTTCCTTCTGGATGACTTTTGGGTCTGCATCACCGACTATTACATCAGCGACAGTTTCCATCCAAATATCCATTGATTTGACGGGTTGTGATCCACCAAGTTCCCGCTTATGTGCATGATAAGCCAAAAACATAAGATCCCAAATACCCAACTTCTCAGATATTTGACCAATGATGTTTCCCGTCTGTTTCTCCCATTTCGCAAACTCAGGCGGTTGTGCAATGTATGTTGCTTGGTCGCCTGAGTTATATTCAATTGTAATTGGTAACTTCATTTGTTTGCTCCCGTTTTATTTTTTAACTAAAGGTTTCGGTTACTGCGCCCTTAGATACTGTGAATGTGAATGATACTGTCTGAGCATCAACACCTGAACCACCTGCGGTTGGAAACTCAGGCTTTACTGGAAACACAAATTGTGCTCCGGATGCAGCTGTGAGTGTCATGCTGATGTCTGTATCTGGTGCGGATTCAGCAGCTGTCCATAGAGCCTCGCAAACTGAGTTTGCCTTGCCCCAGTCAGCCAACATGTCCAATTGGAATGTTCCTGAAATGTTTGTAGTTTTGTAAGCCTCGCCTTCCATGGTCTGATAAACCTGACGCTCATTGACCTTGGTTAAAACTGCGTTTGTCGCCTGTGCTTGAATATCTGTTCCACCTGTGAAAGATAAACCAACATCACGACCGGTAATTACGACTGTTGCCATGATTTCTCCTTATATTGTTTGCGTGTAGTAGGTAGATACTCGAACATCTGCGATAAGCAGCGTTGATGCACCAACTTGAGTAACTGTCGGTCTTTCAACCGAGCTGACAATGTATCCAACCGGAATAACTGCCAGAACACTTATGATTAATTGCTCGATATTGTCGAGCGATGCCGGATTGCTGTTATAGGCAACGGCAACTG